TCTATTTGCTCGTTTCAATTTCAGTCACCTTATCGACACACATAGCCGTGTGTTCCGTGTGCCGGGTGCTACCTGTGCGCTACCTGTGCCGATACCCTGTGACTGTCCCTGTGTCCGATCCGCTATCCCTGTGTGCTGTATCCGGGCGTTATCCCTGCCTGCCTGCTATCCGCTATCCCTGCCAATACCCGAACGCTACCTATCCGCCTGCTATGGGCTATCCCTGCCTGCTATCCCTGTGTGCCATACCCGGCAATCCCTGTATCTGTGCCATCGGAGCGGATGCGACGATGTGTGTATAGGGAGGGTTTCAACTGTCCCGCGAAAATAGTTGACACATACCGAAAGTTTCCCTATAGTTCAATCCAACGCAGCACCGAACAGACGAAAGCCTAGCCCGCAGGGCAGCAAGTAGACAAAGAGGTGATGCGGGACACAAACGGCAGTTGACACACAGGCAGTAACGCAGTAAGATGGGAACCAAGGTAGCGCAAGTTACTGAGTACCGAGCAGGCAGGACAGAACGCCTAGTGCGTGGCTGTGTAGTCTCCTCAAACGGCTTACCTTTCTGCCGCTACGAAAGGCGCGACACTGGCGACACAGTGTGTAGTACGGGACACAGTAGCAGCGTGTCACGGGACAGTAAAAGGCAGTTGACAGAATGAACGGTTTCTGATCTAATGGGAACCATGCAGTAACGACCTAACGAAGGGACACGCAGGGTAGCGCGGCGTTCCGATGGGTTCCGGCATTGCCGGGTAGACCCTCCGATCTTTAACAATTCGGCGAGTGACCGTAGCAAGCCAGTTGATTCTGGCGACGCGCTACCAGTAACCGTATGTCTGATACGAGACACGAGACACATCGTATCTACACCGCCTTGGTGGGTAGTCAATCGCGTTGAGTAAGGCGCGATCCCGCTAGGGTGGCGAGACTAGGTGCATTCCAACGAGTGCATCTACCTCGCAACGTTTCCTCCCGAACTTCCGGCCAGCACAGGCGGGAGTCTTTAACAACCAGCCTTCATAGGTGGATGTATGACGAAGAAACACTTCGAAGCACTCGCTGCTTCTATCTGCAACATCAGCGATGACACGGCCCGCGCTGCTGCGGCTCGCGCTGTCGCCAATGTCTGCCTGCAATTCAACAAGTCGTTCAACACGGCCCGCTTCTACGACGCTTGCGACGTAAAGGTTCCGGCTGGTTGGGCATCGGTGGAGGGCTAATCATGTCTTCCATCATCACAATCGACGAACGCTTCCCTGAATGCACAGCACTCGACACTGACAAGTGGCTGGATGCCGTGCTCGGTAGTGAAGTCAATCTCGACTCGGCGACGAAGTATGTCGTGGGCTACAACATGCCGGGTTACATGCCCGATATGGAGCCTGCCGAGTTCGACGATGCCCAAAGTGCGCTGTCGCAACTGCGGGACTACCTTCAGGAAAGGCTGGACGAACTGGAGGACGAAGGTGCCGCTGAGGCTCTTGGTTTCTCTGACGAGCAGATTGACGCGCTTCGTGAGGCGTTGGATGAAGACCCGGACGACGATGGCGAGATTGCCTTCACGGTCTGCGGGTTCGCGTACTGGATCAAAGCCGAGACGCGCTCGCTGGAGGAGGTGATTTCTGGCAAGTGGCTGATGCAGGCCGAGGACGACATCAAGGCAGCTATCGAGGCCGAAATGGGTGAGGAGTATGAGTTCACCCGCGTCGATAACACGTACAACAACGAAAATGACTTCTCCTCGAACTTCCAGTGGCAAGTCTTCTATCCGGCAGGCTCGTCGGATTGGGTGTACGCAGACCGTGCGTACGTGGCTATCGAGGTTCATCAGGGTGGCGATGTGCGTGGCAATTACGGGCGCATTCGTCTGTTCTCTGTGGACGATCTGGCTGATTCTGGCTTCCTCGATTGGGTACTCGGCTGGAATGTAGAGTACAGCGACGGCACGCAAGTACCGGAGAACGATCGCTTCAGCATCGGCTACGCGTCTAACCCGTGGTGCGAAATGGTGGACCACATCAAGGGCGGGGACCGTGGCTTGCGCTGGTCGGAGAAGCACGAGGCATTCGTCGGATGGTACGAGGACGGGCGTGCCGTGAAAGTCACTCCGTACACCTACGCGGGGTGAGGCATGAAGACGGCAACCATCGAGGTCTATCATGTCTTCGGCACGCGTTCCACAAAGTCTGCTGACGTGAAGTATCGCGGCAGGCTTCTGTACCGGGCGGCAGGCATCGAGCTACAGCAGAAGCTACTGGACGATGCCCGCAAGTGGGCGCACGAGCACGGCTTCACGCACGTAGTAGTGCAACATATCTCCTGATGTATGGGCTGGCCCGTGTACAATCCGGGCCGGTCTATGTCAACGTTCTGTAAGGCAGTGCGTTTACATAGACTCCAGTTTACCTAGCAGGGACAGCGCGCAAGTGGCGGCTGATCCCTCCCTGTTAGGCTTTTATAATCCGCCCGCATGGGCAACAAAAGAATAAAGATGCGAGGTAGCTATGAAGCTCCGCACTATCGGTAATCATCAATCCGTCCTTACGTTCAAGAGTGGGGTGAGACTCTTGTTCTCGTATGAGACGCCGTGCGCTGTCTTCGTGCCCGGTGAAGGGTACAAGAAGACTAGCGAGTTCGTGAGTCGCACGACGCAACGGCACATAGCCGATTGGGTAGGCGATAACCCGGTCGTTGAAATATCGCAGGCAGACATAGCCTCGTACCTCAACGCCTCTACTGGCAGACACGAGGAGGTCAATGACTGACTCGCTTGATGTGTTGAACGAGGCGGGCGCGATGCTACTACTCGTTCTGTTCGGTTTCTGTTTCCTCCTGTAAGACCATCAGCTTCTGGCTCGACCATAAGACGGGCCACAGACGGGCGGTCTTTCGAACAAGCCCCGGTTTCACCTTCTATTCCCTTCATTGGTGCTCACGCACCTAGTTGACGCAGCCGCTTACAAAACGTAACATTCGACTCGGCTTGCGGCAACTGACGTTTTGCTTTCGGTCGCAGTACAGGACCAACCGTAGTGAACTTGCTTTGACTGGTTCGCTTTTGCCATCACGCCCCTACCAAAGGTGCGCGCCTTACACAGGCGATGTTGGCAGAAGCTGGTTAACTCCTCCTTCTGGAATGGACATGGATACGATCCTCAACATCGGCCTTGCTCGTAATGATGGCGCACCCGACAACGGCGTTCTGCGTGTTGTCGCAAGCCTAAACGACTACGGTTTCAAACTCCTCGGCGGCGAAGTCCACGAGGTGACTCATGCGAAGGGCGTCGAGCGTACGCTGATCGCTCACGTCGAGTACCAACACCACACTCAGTACCTTCCGGCAGCTATCAAAGCACTGTCGAATCTTCTGGCACAGGACTGCATCGCAGTCGGCTATGTCGAAGACGGCAAGCTGCGCGGCGGCGATCTGTTCGGCCCGCTCGCGGCTGAATGGGCTCCGTTCAACCCTGACTTCTTTGTTCTGCCCACGAATTAAGGACTCCTCTAATGCTCGTCTTCCGCGTCGAGGATGCGGCGGGCGTAGGGGCTTACCGATCCAAGTGCCATCGTCATCCCGAGGATGATGCCCGTCAGCCCCTGCCGTGGGAGGACCGTGGATTGATGGCACCTTGGGCAGGGCTTTGCGACGCAGGTATTCACAAGGATTACTTCTTCGGCTTCGGCTCGCTGACGCAGGCGCGTCGCTGGTTCCACGATGGGGACTGGCGTGCTTCTGCACACGAGGCAGGCTTGCGTGTGTCCGTCTACAAGGTTGACGCTCTCGCGTGCAGCCCGCTAGACCGTGACGCAATGCTGGCCTATCGCGGCTCGAAGCAAGTGGTCTTCCGCAAGGCATCGGCTCAACTCGTCCGCAGTATTCCGCTGAACACCCTCTAATCGTGCGCTGTACAGGCACACCCCTCGGGAGCATCTAAATGCAACCAACTATTAAGTACACCTACGATTCTAATGGTCGTGTCATCGCCGCCGTAGTTTCAGGCTTGGTCGGCAATGTCTCCATCAACCGCAACACCGGCATCAAGGGGTGACACATGCAAGTGTTCAACCCCTACAGCACGGTCATGTTCGACCCGAAGCAGTTGCGTGCCGTCGTCGCGGAACTCGCTCGCCAGTTGCCTGCACTTCAGGAGCAGTTCGACTTCGACACCATCGCAGTGACGGGCAAGAGCGGCACGGCTGTCGGCTTTGCCTTGTCGATGGTCACGGGTATCAACGTTGTGCATGTCCGCAAGGGCGAGTCCACGCACGGCGATATGGTCGAAGGCAGTGGCAACGAGTTCTCTCGCTACGCCTTCTTCGATGACTTCGTGTGTTCTGGCTCGACGCGGGATCGGGTCCACGAAGAACTCGTCAACTGCGCCAAGACCCGTGGCGCGGATGCGCCCGAGTGCGTGCTGACCATCGAGTATCAGTGCATGGGGCAGAGCACTAGCCGCCTCGCCGACAAACGCTTCCGCATCGCCGCGCCGTCCAACCTAGACGCCGCATCCATCGCCATCAACTAAGGAGAACGCACGATGTTCAACATCCAACAGGCACGCCGTCGCATCCTCAACGCAATCGACACGGTGCATCGGATCGACAACGCACGAGGCAATCCTGCCTTCCGCGATAGCCCGATGGGCAGGCGGCTGGCCGAGCGTCAGCAAGAGCAGGGCGAGCAGGTTCGACACACGCTCGACGTGTTGATCGCAGCACACGAGGAGCGCGACGCCTTGCGCAATGAACTGGCCGAGACCAAGGCAGCGCTGCAACGGCTGGTCGCTGTCACGCCGTCCTGCGTACTGGCTGCTGGCCTGAACCGTGGCACGGAAGGCGTGCGCGAGGTGAAGTACGAGGGCCACGGCAAGAACACGGGCGGTCTCCAGCAGCACAGCATCGGCGAGGAGTACCCGTTCATCACGTACAAGCGCGGCGACAAGTGGCGGATTCTGGACAGTCGCACGGGCCACACCCACACGTCGGCGTTCGTCCACTCGTCGTCGGCACACAAGATTGCCCGCGATTGGTCGGAGTCGGTCAAGGCAGGTAGCGACATCGCAATTCAGGCAAGCGGTTTCTTCGGCATCTATAAGGAGCGAGCGTAATGCGACAACCCGGACAACACATCAGCGTACCCGAGCACGACGACCTGTACCCGCTGTCGGTGCAGTTGAAGGGCGACCAGTGGCATATCTTCGACGCCAGTGGTGGCGGCTGGTCGAAGATCGGCTACGACACCTACCGGCAGGCCGAAGCAGTGGCCCGCGAGGTGAAGCATCAGCAACAGGTGAACGCAGCAGCACGCGTTCTGGAACTGGCAGACAAGAAGGAGCAAGCATGAATCGTTTCGAGAACCCCATCGTCCAACGCACCCTCACGCCGGTCGGCGGCACGCGTCCCGGCAAGGCAATGACGCGCAAGAAGGATCGCAAGGCACGCAAGCTCGGCTTCGTGAACTGGCAGCACTTCATCAGCACCGTCATGGCGAACCCCGCGCTCGCCGCCAACATCCACCGCATCGCCGCAGCAATCACGGCTCGCCGCCTCGGCGCGCAGTAATTCAGCAGGACACGCAGCGTTCCCGTAGGCGCGTGTAAAGCGAAACTCACGGACCATAAATCGCACCAGCCAAGTGTGCGTATGTTTAGCAAGGACTACAACATGAAAGAACTTCTCCTCCTCACCCGGAAGGCTCACGAACTCGCAGTGCGTATCCACGTCGCTGCACTCCGTGCGCAAGTCCGCGTCATCCGTGCCGAAGCACAGGCCGCACGCGACACCGCTCGCATCGCGTCCGCAGCAGCAGAAAAGGCACGTCATATCGCCAACGATGCAGTCGTACAGGCCGACGCCTACGACCAGCACGCCGCGCATGTCGAACAGGCAGCGCGTGTCGAAGCAAACAGCATCGGCGGCAACCTCTAACCATGATCCACGTCACCAAGCAGGCAGTCTACGCGCCGTACGGCAGCAAGCTCGTGCCCGAACTCGTCGTCACGCGAGTCGAGGTGTTCGGCTTCACTGTGTACCGCGCCAAGCTCGAAGGGTACGTCGCATGACCAGCCTCTCTGAGCTTTACGAAGACGCGGGCGTTGAACCGGACTTCACGCCCGTCGATACCGTGTTCAACCAAGTCGGAGTCGGCATCGCTGTCGGCTTCGCAATGATGGAGCAAGACGACGAATGAATCCGATCTACGGCGAACAACGCAAGGCAGAAGGTCAAGCGAAGGCACTGAAGCGCGCAGGCAGCGAATGGCTGGCAACGGCACTCGAACGCCTGAAGGAGTATGCGGTGGACCACTACATCGGCGGTGGCCTCGGCCTCACCATCGACGGGTTCCGCGCATCACCTTACGCCATCGAACCGGCCAACCCGAACGCATGGGGCAGTCTCCCGAAGGCGGCAGTCAAGGCTGGCGTCCTCGTGCCGACGAGCCGCACCACGAAGGCAGCGCGCCCGCAAGCGCAGGCTCGCGTGGTCCGCGTGTGGGACTTGAACCCGGCAGCGCTGTAACGGTTGCTCGACCCGAAGACATGGCTCGACGCCGCGCAGGCCACAGACGAGGGCAAGTCGCGGCGGGTTGACCATCACTGCGGCGATGGGCGAACGCTCAAGGTATCGAACGGGGATCGGGGCTGGTCAGCCTTCTGTTTCCGGTGCGACGACAAGGGCTGGTTCCCCAAGCCGCAGGAGTCTTTGGCAGAGAGGGCCGAGCGTCGCCGCCGTGAGGCGGTGCAGGACGAGCAGACAGCCTCGTCAGTGGCATTGCCCGAGCCGATCAATACCGACGTAGCCACTTGGCCCGTGAAGGCCGCAGTGTGGCTCTACAAGGCAGGGATCGGCAGGCCCGAGATAGCCGAGCTAGGGGCCTACTGGCACGAGCCTACCGCCCGTGTCGTGCTCCCGGTTATCGACGGCGAGGACATCGTTTACTGGCAGGCACGCGACTGCGGCTGGACTCGCGCATCGAACCGCCCGAAGTACATCAACCCCGAGACCGACAAGCAGCACCTCGTCGCTAAGTACGGACGGGGCGACCCGCTTGTGCTTACCGAGGACGTGTTGTCTGCGTTCCGTGTAGGCCAGCACACCGAAGCGTGGTCTCTGCTAGGCACGAACCTCACCGATCCAGTTCTCGCTCGCATCCTGAAGCGCGGCGGGTCGGTGCGTGTGTGGCTGGACCCCGACACAGCGGGCCGCAAAGCATCCCGAACGATCATCAACCGGCTGGTGGCGTGCGGCGTGAGCGCTCATGCGATCCACACGCAGCGCGACCCCAAGCTCTACTCGCGGAGGGACATCGCACTTGTCATTGGACGTGACGCTCCTGCGTCTGCTGAAGACGCGGGAAAGGTATGAAAAGCTGTACAGGTCCGTGCCCGAGCAGGGCATCGACGACAACACACGGACGATCCTGAAGGACTTCGGCAAATACTTCGACGCCAACCCCGGTGTCAAGGTCATCGAGCCGGGACCGTTCACCACTTACTTCAGCCTGTTGCACCCGAAGCTCAAGCCCGAGTCGGTCGCGGTGTACAAGGCCCGTTTCAAGGAGCTATCGAAAGACCCCGAGCCGGGGACCGAGGACGGCATCCTCGAACGCCTCGTGTCTGTCCGCACGGCTGCGAAGTTGCAGTCGCTGCTCGACGACTTCGACGGCGGCGAGGCAGACATGAGTGCCGCACTGCGCGTCATCAACGACGAGCACGAGGCGTTCTTTCTGCGTCGCAAGAAGCACCCGAAGGTACGCGACCGCATCGAAGACATCCTCGAAGAAGACGAGAACGACACCGGGTTCCACTTCCGGCTGAACTGTCTCAACGAGTCCATGCGTCCGCTGCGTGGTGGCGACTTCGGCATCGTCGCAGCGCGGGTCGATACCGGCAAGTCGTCGTTCTTCGCAAGCGAGCTAACGTTCTTCGCGCCGCAGGTAGACATCCTCTACCCCGGACGAGAGCGAACCATCGTCGTCTTCAACAACGAGGGACCGGGCAAGCGGCTCAAGCATCGCCTGTACAACGCAGCGCTGCGAAAGACCACGAAGGAACTGATCGCACTCAAGCAGTCGGGGACCATCTACGACTCGTACGTCGAAGCTGTCGGCGGGCGTGACGTGATCTACGTGTTCGACGTTCACGACTACACCATGTCGGAACTCGAAGACATCGTGAAGGAACTCGACCCGGCAGGCATCGTCATCGACATGCTCGACAACGTGCAGGCTGACGGGACGGCGACCAACGGCGGCACACGTACCGACCAGATTCTCGAATGGCTGTACCAACGTGCCCGTGTGTGGGCCGTGAAGTACGACGCTTGGGTGATCGCAACGTCGCAGTTGAGCGGCGATGCCGAGGGAGAAATCTTCCCGAAGCTGTCGATGCTCGCCAACAGTAAGACCGGCAAGGCAGGGGCTGCTGACTTCGTGCTGATGATAGGCCGAAGCGACTCGCCCGACTTGCAGAACAGCCGGTTCATTTCACTCCCGAAGAACAAGAAGCGACGCGACGGCGGGCCGCAAGACCCACGACGCGAGGTGACGTTCGACGGGCCACGCTCCATCTTCTCGGACCCGGAATGACATACACCAAGCAAGTGAATCGCCGCCTCAGCATTAGTGAGGATGACGAAAGAGACACGGTGACGCTGGTGCAGGGCAACGGTTGCCTCGACGCACGCGACGACATCGTGATCCTCGACGGCGAGGAGGCCATCGAAGTCTACCGCTTCCTGCATCGCAAGTTCGGAGGGCAATGAATTACACCGTGTGGGACATCGAGACCAGCACCAAGACGGAGTTCAAGCGGAAGGCTAACCCCTTCTCGCCCGAGAACTACGTGGTCTGCCACGGCTTCAGCCGAGGCGCGATTGGTGCGAAGGACATGGGCACACCGAAGGGAGAATACTTCGGCATCGGCGACGCACTGGAGGACCGCATCGCCGCGTGCAAGAACCTCCCGCCTGACTGGTTCCAGAAGCTGCTGAAGGGCACCAAGGTACTCGTCGGGCAGAACATCAAGTTCGACATCCTGTACGCCATCGCCAACCCGAACTCCAACTGCGAAGCGAACCTCGCGGCGTGGATGGAATGGGTCACGAGCGGCGGCATCCTGTGGGACATCCAGCTTGCCGAGTACCTGTTGCGCGGCATGGAGCAGTCCTCGCAGATGATGTCGCTCGACGAAATTGCCCCGGCGTATGGCGGCAACGTCAAGTTCGATGAAGTCAAAGCGCTGTGGAATGCAGGCGTGCCGACCATCGAGATACCCGAAGACTTGCTCATGCGCTACCTCGTCGGTGGCGACGGCGAGCACGGGGACATCGGCAACACCGAGCTTGTGTTCCTGAAGCAGTTCGAGAAGGCGAAGAAGGACGGGCAGCTACGCAGCATCCTCCTCAACATGGGGTCGCTGATCTTCACCATCGAGGCCGAGCGCAACGGCATGTTCGTTGACAAGGAACTCGGGCTGAAGCTGGCGGCAGAACTGAAGGAGAAGCTGGACCTCGCAGTCGAACAACTGCGTGCGTACCTGCCGGAAGACCTGCCGTTCGACTTCAACTGGTCGAGCCGCTTCCACAAGTCAGCGCTGATCTTCGGCGGGCCGGTGAAGTACAAGGCCCGTGCCGTGGTCAAGGGCGACGACGGCGAGCCGGTCTACTACCAGAAGGACGAGGTGCATGTCCTGCTGGCGGATGACACGACGCTCGAACTCGACGCCTACATGAAGCTCGCGCTCGAAGGGACTGCCCCGGAAGCACAGCGCTTCGCTGGCGGCAAGAACAAGGGCGAAGTCAAGACCAAGAAGGTCAAGGTCAAGGACATCGAGCGCGGCCCGAAGACGCGCATCGAAGACTTCGAGTATCACTTCGACGGCTTCACCAAGCCCGACAAGCGGTGGGCCAGTAGCGAGCCGGGTGTGTACTCGACGGCTGCGAACGTCATCGAAGAACTCGGCAACAGGGACATCCCGTTCCTGAAGACGCTGAGCGAAGTGCAGGCCATGACGAAGGACTTGGGCACGTACTTCATCGTCGTGGACGAGGAGACCGGCGAAGAAAAGGGGATGCTAACGCTAGTCCAGTTGGACAGCATCATCCACCACTCGCTGAATCACACCTCGACCGTGACGGCCCGTCTGTCGTCGTCGAACCCGAACCTCCAAAACCTGAGCAAGGGGCAGAAGTCGAACGTGAAGCTGGTCTTCCGCTCGCGCTTCGGCGAGGAGGGCGTGATCTGTCAGTCGGACTTCTCGTCGCTGGAGGTGTTCATCCAAGCGATTCTGACTGGCGACGAGCAGTTGATTGCCGACTTGGCAGCAGGCGTTGACATGCACTGCATGCGACTCGCGGTCAAGGAGAAGATGCCCTACGAGGAGGTGCTGCACCTCTGCAAGGGCAAGGGCGTGGACCCCGAGGTCCAGTCTGTGTGGGACTACAAGCGGACGAAGGCCAAGGTCTTCTCCTTCCAGCGTGCGTACGGCGCGGGCGTGGCGAAGATTGCCTCGTCTACCGGCATGACCGAGGAGGAAGTGCAAGCGCTGGTCGATGCAGAGAACGAGCGCTACCCGAAGATCGAGGAGTTCTACAACCGACTGACGGCGACCATCAAGAAGAACCGGAAGCCGACGAGCAAGACCATCGAGCACCCGGACAAGCGTGGCCTGATGGTTCAACTCGGCAAGTCGTTCAGCCGCACCCCTGACGGCAAGCTGTACTGCTATTGGGAGTCCCCGTCCCCGTCGTACCTGCTCGACAAGGGCGTCCTGTCCTCCTTCAGTCCAACCGAAATCAAGAACTACGTCGTGCAAGGCGGCGGTGGTGAGTGGGCCAAGGCAGCAATGTGGCTTTCGGTGCGGGCGTTCTATCACTTCAAGAATTTCGACGGCAAGGCTCTGCTCGTGAATCAGGTTCACGACGCGGAGTACGGCGACTTCCATAAGAGCGTGGCGGCGAAGGCTGCGGCCCTGCTGCATACCTGCATGGAGGAAGCGAGCACGTTCATGGAGTGGTGGTTCAAGTGGGAGCTTCCGATAGGAGTCCCGAGTGACACGGTGTGGGGTCCGTCGATGATGGACGAAGGAAAGATCGACGACCCGATCTTCGGCAAGGCTGTGGACAAGCTGCGCCCGTGGCTGCGTAAGCGGTTCATCGGCGGGCATCAACCCTCGTGGCTGCACTAGCAACAACGCTCCTCGGCTGCATGGCGGTCGAGGTGCTGATCGCACTCTACCTGATCTACAAACAAGGAAGACAAACACATGGCAGTTGACATCAAGAAGCTGGCAGCAAAGGCAAAGAAGACGGGCCGCGACTTCACGAAGACGAAGGAGGGCGGCGGTGATTACCAACCGCCTGCGGCTGGCCCGTGCAACCTGCGCTTCGTCGGCTACTTCGAACTCGGCCTGCAAAAGAAGACGTTCAAGGGCACCGAGAAGCGCGTGCGGCAAGTGCAACTCGTGTTCGAAGTGTCGGGCAAGGCGTACCCGGTCAAGGAACTCGACGACGGTACGAAGCTGCCGACACGCATGACCATCACGGAGACCGACTCGGACAACGTGAAGGCCACGATCAACAAGATTTTCAAGAAGATGAACTACGACGGCAAGGCGACGCACTTCGTCGAACTGCTCGGCAACGCCTATCGTGGCCGCATCTTCCACACCGAGAAGGACACGGACGGCGGCGGCAAGATCGTCTACGCCAACCTGCGCAACGAGGATGGCTATGTCATCACGCCGCCTGTGGTCGAGCAGGTCGATGACGAGGGCAACGTCACGACGAAGCCGGTCAAGGTCGCCGAGCCGGTGACGGAACTGAAGTGCTTCCTGTGGGACAACCCCGACGCGGAGCAGTGGGCCAGCATCTACATCGACGGCGAGTACGAGGCCGTGAAGGACGAGAAGACCGGCAAGGTCGTCAAGCCCGCCCGCTCGAAGAACGTGATCCAGAACAAGATTCGCGCCGCGCTGAATTGGGAAGGCTCGCCGATGCAGTTGCTGCTCGAAGACGGCGAACTCGACACCGACGACACCGAGGGCAACGAGTCGGATGACGACCAGCACGACGCGCCGGATGACGACGCACCGCCGCCGCCATCGAAGGCAGCGAAGGCAGCGAAGAACGCCAAGGCCGCGAAGGAGTCGGCGTCGAAGAAGACCACGACGAAGAAGAAGACCACGCCGCCGCCCGAGCCGGAACCGGACGACGCGGGCGACGATGACGACGACCCGCTCGGCGACATCGAGTGATGGAGAAGCCCGACTGGCTGAAGAAGGTCGCCGCGAAAGCGGCGGCTGAGAAGCCGAGGGCACGCGAAGTCATCCCCGAAACGGTGAGCGAGCGCGTCGTGCATGTTGACGGCGACTACCTCGCTTACCGCTGCGCGGGCGGTGATGAATGTCCTCCCGGCATCGCTCGAAAGAACGTTCGAGATAAGGTCGAAGCCCTGAAGGAAATGAGTGGCAGCACCCGCTCCATCGTCCACCTGTCAATGCCGGGTGGGACCAAGGGTGAGCGGTTCCTAGTTGCCACGGTCAAGCCGTATCAGGGCCAGCGACAGCACGGCAGGCGTCCTCGCAATTGGGACATGCTGCGCACGTATCTCGAAACTCACGACCCAAAACTGAACCCGGCATTCGAGGTAGGCCGTTGGGCTGACCGCGAGGCAGACGACGGGTTCGCACTAGCGAGTTGGCAAGCCGCCGACCCGACACACACCTGCGTACACGCCACGCCCGACAAAGACATGCGGATGCTGGCGGGCCTGCACATCGACTACCACGACTACACCCTCACCGTTGTCCCGAAGGGCACCTACGAGCTTCTAGGGCCATACAACGGGCTGGTCTACGGGCACAAGTGGTTCTGGTTGCAGATGCTTCAGGGCGACACAGCAGACCACATCCCCGGCCTCGAACGACACGTCGATGGGCCGCAAGGGAAGGTCGGCGAGAAGACTGCCGCAGCGTGGCTCAAGGGCACTACGTGCAACGAGGAAGCGTTCGAGGTGGTTAGCCGCAAGTACGCAGACACCTACGAGGACGAGTGGGCCGACCGCTTCGTCGAGCAGGCGTCGCTGCTGTGGCTGCGCGGTGGTGAGAAGGCCGCGCTGCACGACTTCATCAGGATCGTGCCACTCACTCCAGACATCGAGGCGGCAGCAAAGCGCCTAAACAAACGCGTGAGGATACAGCGTGCGGAGATTGACAGCATCACAGCTAAAGCCAACTCGGCTGAAGCTGAAGAAGGAGCAGCGTGAAGTTTGCCCGCTGTGTGACGGGTCTCTTGGCGATGACATTGTTCTTGACCATGACCATGCAACGGGCGATGTCCGGGCGGTCCTATGCCGCTGGTGCAATGCGGTGCTTGGCAAGGTCGAGAACTGGTCGAATCGCATCGGTCGCGGCGTCGAGCCGAAGACCTTCCTCAAGAACGTCCTGACGTACCTCGCGTTCCACGCCGAGAACCCGTCGAACATCAAGTACCCCACTTACAAGACCGAAGCCGAGAAGCGCGATGCTCGCAATCGCAAGGCACGCCTCGCTCGTCGTAAAGCCAAGGAGGCGAATTGACCGCACCGCGCATTCTCATTGCTGACATCGAAACCGCCCCGATCCTTGCGAACGTGTGGCGTACGTGGAAGGAGAACGTCGGGCTGAACCAGATCGAGCACGACTGGTATCTGCTGTCGTACTCGGCCAAGTGGCTCGGCGCGAAGCGCGTCATCTACCACGACCAGTCCCGTGCGAAGGACATGGAGAACGACTACGACTTGATGCTGAAGCTGCACCGGCTGCTCGACGAGGCCGACATCGTGGTCGCACACAACGGCAAGAAGTTCGACATGCGCAAGATCAATGCGCGGTTCATCTTGAACGGCCTGCCTCCTCCGTCGCCGTACGTCGTGATCGACACGATGCTCGAAGCACGCAAGCACTTCGCGTTCACGAGCAACCGTCTGCTGTACCTGACCGAGAACCTGTGTACCGAGAAGAAGCTGGAGCATGCGCAGTTCCCCGGCTTCGAACTGTGGAAGCAGTGTCTCGCAGGCAACAAGGCGGCATGGGCGGAAATGAAGAAGTACAACATTCAGGACACCGTGTCATTGGAGGAGTTGTACCTGAAGCTGCGCCCGTGGATGGAAGGCCATCCGAACGTGGCGGCGTACTCCGACCCTGATCGACCGGCGTGCCCGAAGTGCGGCAGTCACAGCGTGATCCAGAAAGGCTACCGGCATACGCAGACCGGGCGCTATGCACGCTTCCTGTGTAACGACTGCGGCGGCTGGTCTCGTGGCCGCTCGTTGGTGAACACGAAGGAAGTCCGCTCCAACCTACTCATCAACTGACATGAACCTCATCGGAGCACTCCAACACCTCGCCAGCGAAGGCGGCGAGGTTGCGCAGGCAGCAATCAAGTACATCCAGCACGGGCCGAACTCGGTGAACCCGAAGGAGCAGCCTCCGAAGACCAACCGCAAGGCGTTGGAGGAGGAGATAGGCGACGTGTTCGCGCTGGCCGAGTTGCTGATCGAAATGGGCGCGATCCGCCGCGACAAGATCACGAAGCGGTGGGACGCCAAGCTGAAAACGTATCGGAGGAAGTACGCCTAATGGCACGAATCATCGGACTGACCGGCTTGGCCGGTGCAGGGAAGGACACGGCTGCACGAGCGATGCAGCTTGAAATCACGAGCATGGGGACCGAGTGTCGCATCGGCAGCTTCGCAGACCCCATCCGACAGATCAGCCAGTTGATCGGCCTCGAACCGTACGACCGCGAGCGCAAAGAGAAGCGCATCTGCATGAACGCGGACGACTTCTGCGACAGCCTCCAACACGCAATCGACAAGGTGCTCGGCCATCGCCTCTCGGACGAGGATCAGGCCGCGCTCTACAGCTACACCGTCGAAGCGCTGGAGGAGCGGTTCATGTACGAGAGCGTGATCGAACTGTCGCCGCGTGAGTTCATGCAGGTCTTCGGCACCGAGGGCGGGCAGAGCGTACGCAAGACGCTGTGGGTCGAACTGGCGTCGTCGCTGTGGAACTCGCTCCCCGGCGTGGTGCTCGTGCCCGACACCCGCTTCGCTCACGAACTCGGAGTGCTCGACGATCTGATCCTCGTGATCCGCCCCGGCACGATCCCGCCCAACGGCCACGTCAGCGAGCAGCTTGCGCTGAGGCTGATGGAAGGTGTGAACCCGGCAACCATCGCACCGCGCCTGCGTTTCTACCGCCTGCACAACACCCGCCCGCAACCGTTCTTCGAGCGCGCTGCCGAGAAGCTGGCCGCAAGCCTCGCATCCTACGGAGTCTGAATGACGCAATACATCATCCACAAAGCAGTCGAGTTCTCCGCAGTAAAGGTAGGAGTGCGTAAGGCATTGAGCGCCGAGTCAGTCGATGACCTGTCGAACACTCACTACCTGCAACGCAAGTACGACGGGTGTAACGGCATCCTGAAGCTGACGCCGAACGGCGCAGGCGATGTGGTGCAGTCCCGTACCGGCGAGGTGGCGAAGTCCTGCGCACACGTCATCAAGGCAGGCCGTTCGGTGTTCGGCGCGTTCCTCGAACGTGGTGTGGCTGTCGCGGTGCTCGGTGAGGTGTGGCGACCGAAGACGGAGTTCGCCGACATCAGCGGCATGTTCCGCCGACACAACGCCGAGCCGACGCTTCAGTTCGTCTCGTTCGATCTGCTGATGCTCGACGAGTTCGAGAACGGCATGTCGTACCGCCGCTTCGAGGACCGCTACAACGCGCTGCACATCAAGGCACGCGGCGCGCATGCGACCGACACGATCCAACTCGGTGCGACGTACACACCGGGCAGCTACGGCAGCGCGACCGACATGGCGACGAGCCTCGTTGCCGAGGGCGGCTACGACGGCGCGATCCTCCGCGATCCAGACGGCCTGTGGATTCGCGGCAACGGCACGGACGGCCAGATCATCAAGGTCAAGGCGGCTGAGTCGTACGACCTGCGAGTGGTCGGCGTCGAGGAGGGTAAGGGCAAGTACAAGGGCACGCTCGGTGCGCTGGTCTGCCAAGGCCCGAAGGGTCACGTCAAGGTCAGCGGCATGACCGACGCACAGCGCGACGAGTGGTGGGCGAATCCCGAGTCCATCGTCGGACAGATCATCGAGGTCCAGTGCCTCGGCTTCACGAACATGGGATCACTCCGCGAACCTCGCTTTAAGGGTGTTCGATTCGATAAGGAGTCCGCAGATTTTGAGTGACATCAGGCATCAGGTCACACAAGACCTCAACAAAGACACCGTAGTTATCTCCGCCTTCACCACTCCCGACGCTCGGGTGCTGGTCGAAACCGAAGTCCTCCCGTTCCACGAACTCGCCTCTCTCGACCGCGATGCCTACGAGCAACGCGTCATTGCGGCGGCTCGCATGAACGCGGAGCGAATCAAGCAGCGCATATAGGAGGCAGTAACACTTGACCGCAGCGTACGAGTTTGTTGGTCCGTTCGAGCCGCCACAACGAGCACTCGAAAGAGAGATCAGCCGTGAGGGCCGTGAACGCGCTCTCCGCAGGATGGCAGACAACGAGCAGAACGGCAGAGCAGAAATGAACCCGTACGCTCGTCCCATCTACCGACGTTACCTTCTCCCACTCATTGACGCCATCAGGGACTCCGTGGCAGGCACCGGCAAGGCGGGTCGCAGGAAGGCCCACGTCGCTCTGCTGAAGCCGCTGGACCCGTCCTCTGTGGCATTCATCGCGGTACGCACGACGATGTGCGTGCTGCTGACTCAGACCGAAGTGGACGCCCGTGTCGTGGGCCGCAACATCGGCGTGGCGGTCTACAACGAGCTTGTCTTCGCGCTGTTCGAGGATGCGAACCCGGAACTGTATTGGGAAATCGTGAAGGACATCGAGCGACGTAACTCGACCGATGCCCGATACAAGTACCGCGTCATCCGCGACAACGCGAACAAGCGCGACATGGAACTGCCTGACTGGTCCCCGGCTGACCGCGAGCAGGTTGGTCTGTTCCTGATCGAGCAGTTGCGACTCCTCGGCATGGTCGAGGTGGACCGCGAGCACGTCACGCTGTCCGGTGGTCGCATCCGTGAGAAGTTCTCCATCGACTTCACGGACGAAGCGCTCGGCATCATCGGCACGGTGCGCAACATGGTCGAGTTGACGACCCCGCTGCACCTCCCGTTCATCGAGCCGCCGAAGCCGTGGACCGCGTTCAACCGTGGCGGCTATCACACCGACGCGATGCGCCGCCTCTCGCCGTACTGCATCAGCGCGCCGCGAGTGAAGAAGCGCGAAGTGCTCGGCATCTACCACAACGCGGACCTCTCGAAGGTGCGAGGCGCGATCAACCACATGCAGAGCGTGCGGTGGCAGATCAACCGCGAAATGCTCGACGCGGTGCGAGAGATTGCCCGCTACACCGAGACCGAGGAAGTGCTGAAGCAGGCCGACATCGAGGCCCCTGCGCGGCCTGCATGGCTCCCGCTGGACAAGGAAGCGCTGAAGCCCGAGGACATGACCGAGGCGCAGCTTGCCGAGTTCAAGGCGTGGAAGCGGCTGATGCGCGAATGGCACAACGAGAAGCGGACACGCGGCACGAAGTTCAAGCGCTTCTACTCGGCGACGACGGTGGCCGACCGATTCAAGGATCACGATGCGATCTACTTCCTGTACCAAGCCGACTTCCGAGGCCGACTCTACGCTGTCACAACTGGCGTCAGTCCTCAAGGAAGCGACCTCCAGAAGTGTCTCCTGCGCTTCGCTGACGGAAAGCCTTTGGCCGACGACAACGCAGTGCGATGGTTCAAGATCAACGGGGCCAATCGCTTTGGGGTTGACAAGGTTCCGTTTGCCGAACGACTCGCATGGGTGGACGCTAACGACCAAGGGATTGTCGCTTGCGCCGATGATCCTGTCAGTCACGACTGGTGGCGTGACGCTGACTCTCCGTTGCAGTTCCTTGCTTGGGCCAAAGAGTACGCCGCGTGGCGACGCGATCCTTCAGGTTTCGTTAGTCGTATCCCGGTCGGCATGGATGGTTCTTGCAATGGACTTCAGCACTTTTCTGCAATGCTCCGCGACGAAGTTGGCGGGCGAGCTACTAACCTTCTCCCGGCAGCAAAGCCGAACGACATCTACCAGCAAGTTGCTGATGTCGTGACGAAGAAACTCGCAGACCTAAAAATGGATCAGCTATCCGAGGCCGATCAGGGTCTAGCGAAGAAGTGGATTGCCCACGGCATCAACCGGAAACTCGTGAAGCGTTCGGTGATGACTCTGCCGTACGGCTCAACGCGTTTCTCCTGCGCGCAGTTTATCGTCGATGACTACCTCAAGACCGGAGCAGCCGAGCAGTTCGAGAAGCACGAGTATCGCCATGCTGCGAACTTCCTCTCTCACCTCGTGTGGGCTTCTATCGGACAAGTCGTTGTAGCCGCGTCGTCTGCGATGTCGTGGTTGCAGAAGTGCGCAAGCTCCCTCGTTCGCCGGGGACAGTCACAGATTCGCTGGACAGCACCGAGTGGGTTCCCGGTGGTGCAGGTCTACAACAAGTCGGACGTAGTGACGGTGAACTCTCTGCTGCTCGGCGGGGTGCGTATCAAGGTTGGAAGTATGACGGACGATCCTGACGTGAATCACCACAAGAACGGGATGGCTCCGAATTTCGTACACAGCATGGATGCGGCGCACTTGACTCTGACAGTGAACGAGTGTGAACGGGTAGGTATTGATTCGCTGGCGATGATCCACGACGACTACGGGACGCACGCGGCGGATGCGCAGAAGTTATTCGAAGTTATCAGAGATACGTTTGTGAGGATGTATGAACAGAATAATCCGCTCGCTTGGTTCCGCGATCACTATGACGGCCTGTCTGAGGTTCCCAAGGCTGGTGGGCTGGACATCGGAGAAGTTCGAAAGTCTCCGTATTTCTTTGCGTAAGGGTGTGTCGATAAGGGAACCGAAAACGGCTGAAGCAATTTCAGTCGCCTTATCGACGCAATCACCGGAGGAACCCATGAAGGAACAGGTGGTGATCCGACTCGATCCCGCGCAGATGCGGGAGTTGGAGAGACAAGTCCCGCCGCCCGTCGTCACGACGAGCACCACGGAATTGCTCGCCGGGTATCAGCTTGGCGTGCAGTCCGTCCTGAAACTGCTGAGGGATGGCTATGTCGTCGGTTGACGGGCCGCGCCGGGTGCAGACGGAAGACCTCACGGCTATATGGGCCGCAGGCTACGCCCACGTCGAGAAGCTGAAGGCACTCAGCAAGGCGTGGGCAAAGCATGTCAGCGCTTCCGACATCCTCAACGCGATCAGCAAGGGCGACGTAAACGCTTTCGTCTACGGCAACCATCTGGTCGTGTTCGACATCGGCGGGTCGTGGACTAGCCCCGGTGTGAAGTTCTTCGAGGAACTACTGACGCTGCGGATTTACTGCGACCGAGGGTCGAGTTATCGGCAGACGGTGTGGTGCATCGAGGCGCTGGCGCGGGCCAATGGCTGCGTCGGAGTCCTGCTCGGTACGGCTGGTGCGTATGACGACCGGCTCGGGCGGGTGATCGAACGACTCGGCTATGAGAAGGCAGGCGGGTCTTACTACAAGGAGGTTTGAATGGGCAAGGTTGTAAAGAGCGTGGTTGGCGGCATCGGCAAGGTGTTCGGCATCGACCCCGGTGGGCAGGCTGACGCAATCCGCGACGCCGCGAACAAGCAGGCAGAGGCCGCTATGGATGCGGCGAACAAGCAGGCCGAGGCCACGAAGCAGGCATCGGCTGCACAGGTCGCACAGACCAACCAGCAGGCGCAGGCGACCGCGAATGCGCAGCAGGCAGCAATCAATCAGGCCAACCTCTCGGCGCAGCTTGCAGCGCAGGCGAACAACCCGCAGCCGCAGACGAGCGTGGACCTGACCAGCCAATCGTCGGACAGCAACGACCCGCGCCGGAAGTATCAGGGCGGCGGTGGTTCGAGCGTCGGCGGCACGAGCGGAGGCGTCGGCATCCGGCTAACCTGAAGGAGACTACATGACCGTCCAACGAGCATGGTCGCAGTTGGACGGGCAGCGTAAAGCGCTCCTCGTCCGCTGCATGAAGTACGCGGCATTCACACTGCCGACAATCTGCACACCCGAGGGCTACAACGAGAACTTGGAGGAGCTTCAGACCGACTACCAATCGGTCGGGGCGCAAGGGGTCAACAACCTCACCAACAAGCTCATGCTGGCCCTGTTCGCACCGTCCCGTCCGTTCTTCCGCCTCGACCTCCCGCAGGAAATCATCAAGCAACTGGCAGCGCAGCCGAGCTTCGACCCGACCGCGTTGCAGTCGATCCTGTCCGTCGCCGAGTCGAACTGCGTGAAGGAACTGGACCAGATGGGCGTGCGCCCGGACCTGTATCTCGCGCTGAAGCACCTGATTATCACGGGCAACTGCCTGCTGATCCTCGACAAGCGGGCGCTCCGTGTGCTCGGCATCAAGAAGTACGTCGTCAAGCGTTCGCAGAGTGGGCGGGTCATCCGCATCATCATCCGCGAGGACGTGCTGTTCGACGAGTTGTCCGAGAAGGCACAGGAGCAGCTACGGTTCACATCGGCCCGCTTCCGCGAGTGGAAGCCCGATGGCGAGCAAGCCGCGCCGACCGTGGCGCACTACACCGACATCCGGTGGATCAACGGCTCGTACATCGAGACCCAACACGTTGACGATCACAAGCTGGTCGGCAGCGAGTTCGAGGGCAAGTACACCGACCAGTCGCTACCGTACCGTGCGTTGACGTGGGAACTCCACGACGAGAACAACTACGGCACAGGGCTGGTCGAGCAGGCCGCTGGCGACTTCGCCGCGCTGTCCGCGCTGTCGCAGGCCGAGGTGGAGGCCGCGATCCTCGCGTCGCAATTCCGTTGGCTCGTGAACCCGGCAGGCATGACGAAGGCCGAGGACTTGGAGTCCAGCGAGAACGGCGCAGCGCTCCCCGGCGTGCAGAACGACGTGATCCCGCTGACCACAGGCACCGCACAGGCGCTCCAGCAGATCGACGTGACCAACAGCAAGTACGTCAACCGCGTCGGCCAGTTGTTCCTCATGGGCGCGTCCGTGATCCGCAATGCGGAGCGGGTGACTGCCGAGGAAATCCGGCTGGTGGCGAACGAGCTTGAAACGTCGCTCGGTGGCGTGTACTCGCGCATGGCAATCGACTTCCAGCTTCCGATGGCCTACTGGCTTATCAAGGAGGTGGCGGTCGATCTGAAGGGCACGAGCTTGCGCCCGATGGTCATTACCGGCCTCGACGCGCTGTCCCGCAACGGCGACCTCGACAACCTCAAGCTGTGTCTGCAAGACATGGCGGCTGTCGGTGGCTTGCCTCCGCAGATGCAGTTCGAACTCAACCTCGGCGCAATTGCCAACGCGATCTTCGCGGGGCGCGGCGTCGATCCGAAGCTGTACCTGAAGACCGAGGACCAGAAGAAGGCTGATCTGGAAAGCCAGCAGCAGATGGCCCTTGCTCAACAAGTCGCTCGCCCGATTGCCTCGGCGATCACGAGCAGCAATCCAACCGTATAAGGACCGCACTACATGACGACCGAAGTTCAACTCGCCGCTCCCGCAACTCCCGCCACGCCCGCAGCGCAGCCCGCACAACCGGCTGCACCGGCAACCCCTGCCGCTACCCCTGCTGCACCGGCTGCGGCGGCCCCTGCCACGCCTGCAACCCCGGCGACGCCCGAGCAGGGCACGTTCGGTGAAGTGACGACGTACCAGCCGACCGGCGACTCGAACCTCGACCTCGCGCTCGGCTTCGTCGGCAAGCACGGCCTCGGCCCGGAGCACCCGGCAATCGTGGCAGCGACCAAGGGCGACTTCGGCGCGGTCAAAGCGCTCCTCGCCGAGAAGGGCGTCCAAGGTTGGGAAGCCTACATCGCCCTCGCCGAGAAGGGCTACGCGGACTACGTGAAGACGGAAGGCGAGAAGACCGCAGCCGTCCAGCAAATCTGCATCGGCGCGGCGGGCAGTGAGGAGGAGTGGGGCAATGTCCTCGCGTGGGCCTCCGCGAATGCCGAGCCGCACGAGAAGGAAGAAGTCAACACGGCGCTGGCGAGCGGCGGTGTCGTCGCCGAGGCGATGGCGGCGTTCCTCGTGAATGGCTATCGCGGCGCGGCAGAAACGACGTACAGCCCGCGTGAGTCGGCAGTTCGGCAAGACGCAGGCCGTGGCAACGCAGCCGTCAGTGGCGGGGCGCTGAGTCCCGTCGAGTACGGCAAGGCGGTGGCAGACCTCCGCGCCAAGCTCGGCACCAAGTTCGAGCAGTCGGCGGAATACCGCCAGCTTCAGAGCCGTCGTGCGATGTATCGCGGCTAACCAGTAGCACCGTCAGAGAGGGCCAGCTTCGGGAAACCGGGCTGACCCTTTTGCGTTTGCGCGGCGGAAATCAATTTCAGTCGCCTTATCGACACAACGCATCCGCCGCGTGTCAATTCTCTGAGACCTAAGCGTGGCAAGTATTGACGCGCATTACAAGAAAAGGAGTCCTTAATGGGCTTGAGCGTAAGCAACATCAACCGTCCCGGTCAGAATCTCCAAGTCGGGAACAACCCGCAAGTCGGCTCGGCACCGGCTGGCACGAACCCGATGGCCCTCCACATCGAGGAGTACACGGGTCAGGTCGAGGGCACGATTGCCCGCAAGTCGGTCGTCAACGGCTACATCCCGGTTCGCCCGGTGCGTGGCACGTCCACGATCAGCGGCTTCCAAGTCGGTGAGTCGAGCCTGTCGAAGCTCGTTCCGGGTACGGAACCGGACGGCTCGGTGAACCAAGCGACGAAGGTGAAGCTGACGGTCGATACCGTCGTCATCGCTCGCAACATCACGCCGATGATCGACGACTTCCAGAACTCGTATGACGCACGGGCGAGCGTCGGTCAGGAACACGGCAAGAAGATCGCCAAGTTCTACGACCAAGCGTTCCTGATCCAAGCGATCAAGGCCGCGAACATCAGCGATGTCACGGGCTATCCGAAGGGCTGGCAACCGGGCACGCAGAAGCGCTTTACCTCGGTGGGTCAAGAGAAAGACCCGGCAGCGCTCGAAGACTACTTCGGCGAACTGTTCTCCGACATGGAAGACAAGGACGTGGACCCCATCGGCGACGACCTCGTGATCGTCGTGAAGCCGTGGGTGTACTACACGTTGCTGAAGAACGACCGCCTCGTGGATCGTGACTTCATCACGTCGGATGGCACGACCATCAAGACGAAGGAAATGGAAGCGTTCGGCGTGCCGATCTGGCGCAGCAACAACCTGCCGACCGGCAACATCACCGGCCACTTCCTCTCGAACGACGGCAACGGCAACGCCTACGACGGCGACTTCAGCGACGTGATCGGCGTGACCTTCTCGCCGCGTGCGCTGCTCGCTGGCGAAACGATCCCGCTGACGACCGACGTGTTCTTCGATCAACGCCTCAAGGCGTGGTTCATCGACGCGTACCTCTCGTTCGGCGTCACTCCCAACAACCCGGCATTTGCTGGCGTCCTGAAGAAGGCCGCAGGCTAAGCCCACGAAGCCCCGATGCCTACATGGTGTCGGGGCTTTTTCGCTTCTAGGAGTTCCAATGCGTTTGACTCAGTTGGACGTTGTAAACAGGTGCCTTGCTTCGATGGGTGAAACGCCTTTGAACACCGTCGATGCGGACCATCCGTACGTGGCGGCAGCACTGCTGACCATGAAGACCACGAACACGCAGGAGCAGTCGAAAGGCTGGTGGTTCAACACCGACTACATCACCCTGCAACCCGATCCGAACACACACTTCATCTACGTCCCCGCTGACGCGATCAACGTCAACCCGGACGACGATGGCACGGCCTACGTGATCCGTGGGCGACGCCTCTATGACCGCTTCCAATCGAGCTACGAGTTCTCCTCGGCTGTGACTGTGTGGCTCGTGCGCGAGCTTCCGTTCGACGACCTCCCGATGCTGGCGAATCACATGATCGCATCGCGCACGGTCCTCGACTTCCAGAACGACTACGACGGCGATGCCGACAAGTACAACAAGCTCGGCGCGGCGTACCAGCAAGTGTTCACGACTCTCAAGGCCGAACACATCCGGCAAGTGAAGGCGAACATGCTGCGCAACCCGTCAGTCCTCGGGCAGCTTCGAATGATCCGCCCCATGAGCCGGTATCACCGTCGCACTTGGTAAGGAGGACGAATGGGTAAGGTCACAGGAAGTTACGCAAGCATCACGCGGGGAGTGAGTGAACAAGTCCCGCAGGATCGGCATCCCGGTCAACACTTCGAACAAGTCAACATGGTGTCCGATCCCGTCAAGGGACTCGTACGCCGCCACGGCTCAATCACGATGGACGAGCGGCCCGTCACGGGCATGTCGCCATCCCCGAATCTCACGCCAACACAGCAGGCGTATGCGCGGAACTACCGCGAGTACAGCTTCTTCGTCGGCGGCACGGAGTACGCAATTATCTACATGAGCCGGGAGCGCAACAGCGGTGACACGATGCCGTTCTGCTTTGTGCTCAACAAGGCCACGGGCAAGTTCCTGACCGTCGCGTACGCAGATCAAGCGAACTTGCAGGACTGGATTTTCGGCGGTATCAGTGCGATTACGACGGTCGGCAAGTACGTCGTCATGGCGTCGAACCGCATCGGCCCCGGCTACAGCGTGGACGACCAGTACGCCCGCAGCAGCCAGCAATGGGTCGCCACGGTGCGCGGCGGCGCATACAGCCGCACGTATCGCCTCACGGTGCGTCGGGCCTCGGACGGCGTGCAGTTCATTGCCGCGTACACGACGATGGCTTCGAGCTATCCGAACCTGCTGAACACGTCGGACATTTCGCTCGAAGGCAACCCGAACTACCAGAAGCAGGTCAACGACCGTGTGAACGACTACAACTCCCGCGTCAACCAGTGGATCGGTGACGCGGCCAAGTCGATCACGCCCGAGTTCATTGCGGCGCAGCTTTCGGCCTCACTTGCGAATCAAGGCTACACCAACCAGTACGCCATCGGCGGGACCATCGTGGGTGACAACTCCTCGTCGGTCGGTGCGGATGACGGCGGCGACGGCGCGATGTTTCGAGCCGTGTACAACGAGGTGGACGATCCGTCGAAGCTCTCGCCCATCCACGCGGTGAACAAGGTGGTGCGGGTTCGGCCGAAGGGCGCACCTGATCCGTACTACATGATCGCGGTAGGGGACAACCCAACGGCAGGTCCGTGGCAGACGGTGACGTGGAAGGAGACCGCAGCGCAGGTCGTGCAGCCGGGGCAAGTGTTCGCCATCGGTGCAGTCTCGAACGACGGCACGACGTTCTACCTCGCAAGCAACGCGGCAGCATTGCAGGCAGCAATCGGCGGCACGGTTCCGGGCTACGCAAAAAGCGTGTGCGGCGACCTCAACGCAGAAGGCGCAGTGCCGTACTTCTTCGGCAAGCGTGTGACGCTCCTCACGGTCTTCATGGACCGGCTGGTGGTCGTAGCGAACGGCACCGTCTTCATGTCGCGCACGGGCGATTACTTCAACTTCTTTAGGAAGTCGATGCTCACCGTGAACGACGACGACCCGATTGAGGTGTACGCACTCGGGGCCGAGGACGACATCATCAGCAAGTGCGTCACGTACAACAAAGACCTGTTCATGTTCGGTGTGCGCAAGCAGTACACGATCAGTGGTCGCGCTGTACTCACGCCGAAGTCTGCGTCGGTCTCGACCGCAGCGAACGAGCAGGACGCGATGTACGCGCAGCCGGTCGTGGTGGGCAACCTGCTCTACTACGGCAAGTACGAGGATGCCCGCAATCAGGTGGGACCGTCACCTTACGCTGGCCGCATCAACCAGTTCCAACTCGGCCTGTTCCAAGACTCGCCCGAGACGTACTGCGTGTCGCAGCAGTTGAGCCGATACATCCGTGGGCGACCTATCGAGTTCGCCACGCTGTCCGCTCCCTCGTGCCTGATCGTTCGTACGGACGGCTACGACAACGGGCTTTACGTCTACAGCTTCATTGACCAGCCGGGTACGCAGTCTCGCGTATTCGACGCGTGGTCCCGGTGGGAGTGGTCGAGCAACGTCGGGCGCGTCATCGGCCTCACGACGTACGAGGCGTCGATCTACGCGTTCGTGCTCCGGTACGACGGCAGCAGCGTCTATGTGGCGTGCGAGCAGTTCTACATGGACTCCGACTTGTCGGTCAATCCGTACCTCGACGCGCAGCGGCCCGCCGCGCAGTTCGCAGCAGACACTGGCTACATCAATCGGCGAAACGTTGCGGTCATCGGCGACGGCGCGACTGCGTTGGCGAACACCGTGGACCGCGCATGGCTCGGCGAGTTCAACAAGAACTTCGACGACTTCTGGAACCGGCTCGACAGCGACGAGCGCAATGCGGGGTACACAGGCATCGCGTTCGACTCGTACGTCACGCTCACGCCGCCTTTCGTGCGGGACAACAACGGCAAGGCGCTTATCAACGGGCGGCTCGTCGTGGGTCGCTACTCGGTCTCCGTGTCCGACACGGGCGGGCTGGATGCGTACCTGCTGTTCTCCGGCGACACCTCGCATGTCTTCTCGTTCAACGGGCGACGTGTGGGCCTCAGCAACAACCAAGTCGGGCGTCAGCCGATCACCTCGGCAGCGCTCCAGATTCCAGCGGGCCGCTCCAACACGGAGCACACGATGTCGTTCCATTCGCGCAAGTGGTTGCCGATGGCCCTCACGGCAATCGAGTGGGTCGGCCAGTTGTTCCTTAACTCTCGGCGCGTCTAACGCGAAATAGGAGGTGGCCCTATGGGTTGGGCAGCACTAGCTGGCGGCATCGCTGGCTTCATGAATACGTGGATGGACGCGTATGTCAACAAGGCCGCGAGCGACGCTCAAGGCATGATCGACAACGCGAACACGTACTCGCAGAACACGATCAACAATGCGAACGCCGATGCAGCCAACGCAGTGCGCGCAGCCAACAACGGCTTCGCCGCTGCGCAGGCGGCGCTGTCGAACCTCACGCGGAGCATCAGCAATCAGGCGAAGCTGGAGGCAGGCGGTAAGGCTGAGGATGCTCTCACGACGAACATCCTCCGCTTGCAAGATCAGGTGACACGCGGTGGCTTGGAGTCGCAGCTTCGCTCTGCCGAGCAGTTGGGCGCGGTGCGCGCTGCGGCTGCTGCGGCAGGCGTGGGCGGCTCGACCGCCCGGATGCTTCAGAACGCGATGGCTCTGTCTTCGGCACGCGCTCAGCAGATCACGGACGACAACGCGAAGTATCAGACGTTCGACATGCTCCAACAGCGTGCGGGCCTCGTGCAGAACAAGGTCATGTCGGTCGATCAAGGGCAGACGTTCGCACCCATCGACTACAACATCAACGTCGCACCGCTGGTGCAGTCGCCGCTGCGTGCGTCGCAGTTTGCGATGTCGGTGATGGGGCAGGCATGGATCGGCGCGGCGAACGGTGCGATGGGCCAGATGAATCTGAAGTCGAACTTCGGTTCGGAGACCCGCGACATGAGTGCGAACGCGAACACGGTCGGCAACACGCAGGGCTACTCCTCGGGCGCAACGCTGTTCGGCCCGACGACCTTCCAGTACCCGCAGTCGGATGCCTCGGCGTACGGCGTGGGCGGCAACACCTACGGTTTCAGCACCGGCTTGGGCGGCGGCAGCAATGGCTTCTTCTCGACTGGTTCGAGCAGCAAGATCGCAGACTATCAACTGAAGTAAGGAGGAACAATGGCAGGAATGGGACCGAGTTCCTTCGCGCTCGACAGCAGCGGAGGCGTGGTCATGCAGCAGCCTTCGCGGCAGGCAAGCGGACCACAGATCACATTGCAAGGCGGCGGCGGTGGGCACGTCCAAGCGGGGCAAGCATCAATTGCTCCGGGTGGCGAGTTCCAAGGCGCAGCCGCCGAGGGCGTGAAGACGCTCGACGCGCTCAACAAGCTGACGCAGAACGCGCTCGCACCGTACATCGCAGCCGAGCAGAAGCGGCTGTACTTCGAGGGCATGTCGCAGGTCGTGCAGGGCCGCTCGCTGCAAGAGATTGAGAGCGAGCAGCCGTGGTTCACGAAGATTTTCGGACCCACGGCCACGGTGCAGGGCGCGCAGGCGATGACCGCGATGACGGCTATCTCGCAGGCGCAGAACGAGTTCATGGAGAACATGCCGTCGCTGCGCTCCCGTGATCCGGGCGACGTGCGCAAGTACCTCGTCGATCAGGCGGTGCGTATCGGCAACACGGGCGACCCGCTCGTGGATGCGCTCGTGCAGTCGAAGCTCGCGGAGCAGTGGGGGCCGATGCTCGACACGCACATGAAGCAACACTTCGCGTGGCAGCAGGAGGACATGGGCAACAAGTTCGTCAACATGCAAGTGGCGAACGGCAAGCTGTTGCAGTCCACGATCCACCAGCAGTCCGGGTACACGGACCCCGAGGTGATGCAGCAGGAAGTCAACAAGTTCTCTGACGGTCTCGTGAAGCCGTACGGGATGACCGAGGAGGCGTACGGCAAGTACATGGCCTCGGCTGCGCGGGCGAACCTGAGCAACGGCAACTTCGAGGCGTACACGGCGCTGAAGAACAACGGCGAAGCGTGGAATGCGATCCCGATGGATGCCCGCGTGCAGTTGGAGAATGAGGAGGAGTTGTGGACGCAGAAGGCCCTGAAGAAGGCCCCGGCCCTCGCTGACATCACGCAGGATCAGACGAAGCTCTCTGTCGCGCTGTCGCAGGGTTCGTTCCCCGGCGACGAGGACGCGCTCAATGGCGTCATCGACCAGATGAACGATGACTGGAAGCGGCGCAGCGGCGCGAGCACCGACATGATCGACAACGCAGGACGGCAGGCGCTGCTGAAGCAGTTCTACGCGGGCCGCGCAAAGATCAACGCGGTGTTCTCGAAGGCGGCTGAAGGGCTGGCTGACGATCAGGCGCAGCGTACCGCCGCTCTCGGGGCAATCAACGGCGGCATGTCTTCGCTGCTCCCTCCGGGTGTCAGCACCGAGAACGCGCAGCTTGCCGTCGAGGAGTTTTGGAAGTCGGCAGTGGGTGAGTCGAAGGACAACCCCGATGCGCTCGACAACGGTATCAAGAAGCTCGCGCTCGTGTCCGACGATAAGAAGCTGCGACCGCAGACGCTGGAGAACACGCTGCGGCAGGACGCCGACGCGCTGTTCGTCACAGGCGGGCAGATCAGCCAACGGGCACAGCAGTCCCTCGGTGTGATGCAGAAGCTCCTCGCGTCCGGTGCGAACGGCCCGACCGCGCTGGCGAACTACATCGGTGTGGAGAACGCGAAGCGCGTCGAGGCGTTCATCGGCTCGGGCGTGGAGATTCAAGACCCGAAGGCACTGGAGACGACGCGCTCGTGGATCAAGAACGGTAGCGGGGCAGTGGCGACGACGCGGGACAAGCAGGCAGCGACCGACCTGATTGCCAAGGAAGACCACGGCTTCTTCAAGCGGCTGCTGTCCATGTTCTATGGCCCCGGCGAGCTTACCTCGTTCAAGCTGAATGAATCCACGAAGCAAGCACTCGCGGGAGACCTCGGCCCGTATGTGGCGATGACGAAGAAGGCGTACCCGTCGATGTCGGACGAGTCCGCAGCGCAGTACGCGTACACGCAGATTTACGGGAACATGAACAACACCGACTTCATCGACGGGACGGTGGTGAAGCACAACCCGTACGTCGCCGGGGCGCAGTCGTTGTTCCAAGGCGTGCAGGCTACTTCGAAGAACGCGCTCGCACAGTCCAACGAGGACTACCAGTGGTCGGTGCGCGAGGCGGCTCGCGGCAACCTGAAGCAGGCAGTCGAGGCTGGTGTGAAGTCGCTCAACGACGCCCACATGAGCGACCCGCTGTACAAGAAGGCCGACGTGGGCAACTTCCGCACCGACGACTTCGAGGCTGTCGGCGGCGAGCAGAGCGGGCACGGCATCGTGACGCTGTACTACCAGAACACGAAGAACGGGCAACTGTACCCGGTCATCGTGACACCGCAGCAGGTACGCGACAAGTACCTCGACCGGCTGAACCGCAGCCGTGTACCGGACCCGCCTATCGTTGACGGGCCGTTCCCGTCCGGTGGAGTTGGTCAGTTCTAACTGAGTGTGCAGTGTGCGGCGGGTTGGCAGCAGCCCGTCGTGCAATGCGTGCTCGACTACTACTTAGGAGTATTAATGGCAGACCCGATTGGTATTCGACAAAACAACCCCGGCAACATCCGCTTCGGTGCGGGCTTCGACGGGGAGCAGGAAGGCGACAGCGGTTTCGGTGCATACCCGACGCCGGTTGCTGGCGGCACGGCACTAATCAAGAATCTCGTGGCGTACGACGTGAAGCACGGCCTGAACACGGTGCAGGGCATCGTGGGCCGGTGGGCACCGCGCAACGAGAACGACACGACGGCGTACATCAACTCGGTTGCAGCGGACCTCGGCGTTGGCTCGGGCGACGTGCTCAACATGAAAGACCCCGGCACGCTGGCGAAGCTGGCGACGGCTATCTCGAAGCACGAGGGCAACGGCACGGTATTCAACGGCGACTTCTACGGCGCGCTCACGAGCAACAACCCGGAACTCGCGGCGTACATCGCCTCGCAGAAGATGCCGTCGTTCTCGAAGTCGCAGGCGCGCTCGGCAGCGTACCGTGCGAACCCCGGTGCTCCGGGCGAACCGGCGATGAACGTCAACAACATGACCGCCATCGACGCGGTGTGGAATCAGCCCGACGTGATCGGCGAGGCCGCAGCGCTGCAAGCAGGCCGCGAGATTGCGGCACAGACGCGTTGGGCGGGCATGGGTGAGTCCTTCGTTGACTCGCTCGTGAACAACACGGTCACGGGACGCATCGTTGATATGACGCAGCGTGGCGCGGTGGACCCGAATTTCAAGATCGGCGAGCAACAGATGGACCAGATGGGTACGGCGGGCATCCTGCGCAACAAGCCGCTGTCCGACTTCGTGTCCGGTGCATACAACGAGGAGGACTTCCAGCGTCGCCTCGAACTCTCGCAGGAGCGCTTGGACTACTTCCAGCGCGCCAGCAACACGGCGGGCCTGCAATCGGCAGGCGTGGGCACGATGCAGTTGATCGGCGGCATGGCTGATCCGGTGGCAATCATCGCAACGCTCGGCGCGGGTTGGGCCGCGAACGCTGCTCGTGCAGGCGCAACGGCATCCATCGGCGCGAGCGCGGCAGGCGGCGCAGTCGGCAACATTGCGGTGAGCGAGTTCGTCAACCGCATGGACAACCAAGAGTTCTCGTGGACCGAACTCCTCTCGCAGGGCATCCAAGGCGCAGCGCTCGGGACACTCGGTCACTTGCTCGGCGGGCAGCGCGCAGCAGGCGAACGCTCCCCGGCACCGGGCCAGCCCATCGCTGAGATTGACCCCGTGCTCACGCCCATCGCGGCGGCGGTACAGGAGTCGATGCAGTCGAACCTCGCGCACTCGTGGGAGCGTGGCCGCACGCGAGCCGTGGACCCGCTGGCAGCAGCGTTCAGCCGCGACGGTATCTCGACGGAGTTGCACGACGTACCGACGACCCCGGTGTTCGGCACGGCACGCCCCGAGCCAACGGCCAAGGCGGCGCACGCTGGCTTCGCCACGGAGGAAGGCTATGTTGCCCCGTCCGGTGCGGAACTGTCGGCACGTACGGGCTATACGCCGGTCTCGACGCTGGCGGATGAACGATACAACCGGCTGCACGATCAGGGCGTCGTGGTGGAACTGCGCTCGGCGGCTGACCTGCCCGCAGCGTCCCCGTTCCATGCGAAGTACGGTGAGGCGATCCCCGACGATGCGAAGGCGTTCTACTCGCCGCAGGATGACCGCGTGTACGTGTTCCGCGACCGGCTGACCCCGGAGGAAGCAGCGGACCCGACGGGCCTGATGATGCACGAGGTAGGCGTCCACTACGGCCTCGAACGGATGGTCGGCACGCAGAACTTCACGAAGCTGTTGCAGAGCATCGAAAACGCCACGGACCCGCGTGTGCTCGAAGCGAAGGCCCGTGTGCCGAAGGACACCCCGGAGCACATCAAGCTCGAAGAAGCGCTCGGCTACCTCGTCGAGAAGCATCCGCAGCTTGCAGTCGTGAGCCGCATCGTCTCGACGGTGCGCAACTGGCTGCGCGAGAACGTACCGGCATTCCGTCGCATGGCCCTCACGCCGAACGACGTGATCCAGTATGTGCGCGGCTCGGCGAAGAACGCAGCGAAGTACGGCAAGAAGTCGATGGACACGACGTTCCCGTTTGTGTGGCACGGCTCGCCGGTCAAGGGCATCGAGCAGATGGACCTCCGTTTCTCGGGCACGGGCGAGGGCGCGTCGGCGTATGGCTTCGGTCACTACGTCACGAGCGAGAAGGGCACGGCACTGGACTACCGCAACAAGGAGTCGCAACGTCGTGGGTTGAATGCCGAGGAGGGCGGGCTGTACCGTCTGCGGGTCAACACCTCACAGGACCGCATCATGCGGTGGGACCGTCCGCTGTCGGAACAACCGTCGATCCAAGCAATGCTGAAGGGTCACGTCGAGTTCGCTCCGGGCGAGACCGGGCAAGCTGTGTACGAGCGGCTGACGAAGCAACTCGGTAGCCAGAAGGCCGCGAGCGAGTACCTGAACGAGGCGGGCGTACATGGCCTGCGCTACGACACGGGCCGCTCTCGTGGTACGCCGAACCCGAACTCGAACTACGTGCTGTTCCACGACGATCACCTCGACATCACGAACCGCTACTCGCGGGGCGCGAATCCGGTGTATCCGACGAACGCGGCGCGTGTGCAGATGCGTATGTCCAAGGTGGCACAGGACATCGCTGATCGTGCATCGACGTGGGCTGAGGATGCGTCGCCGGAAACCAAGGTGCAGCGTGAGCGGCTGGAGAAGTGGTACAACGAGCAGCGCGTGAAGGTTGGCGCAGACAAGGTGGCGACGTGGATCGACTCGCCGGGTCTGCTCGTGCAACGCGACAAGTCGAAGGTGGCACGCTACCTCGGCGCGAACCTGTTCGAAGACGCAAGCGGTATCGGCAAGCGTGAGTCAACCGTCGCTATGGACTACGAACGCACTCAGTTCGGCTACAAGGCTATGGCGATGCCTGCGATCAAGGAGAACCTTGTCAAGGGCTTCACGCCGTGGGAGAAGGCGCAGTACATGATGGGCTTTGCCAAGGCCGCAGAGGATCGCGTGTGGAGGCAGGTCGCTGAGTACCGCGAAGGACACCGCAAGGCGCTGCAAGCTGGCGTGAAGTGGGAGACGGATGCACCGGATCACGTCAAGGCGCTGGCGAAGACGCTCGACGACTTCTACGACAAGGTGACGGCTGATGGACGGCTCGCAGGTAATCCTTACGCGGATGCAGTTCGCGGCTCGGGCTTCGTGGGCTTCATGCCGTACGCGTGGCAGTGGCAGAAGATCGCGGACGCGCACTCGAAGGATGCACCGCGATTCGCAGCGCTGCACGAGAACCTGACGCAGCAATACGCCGAGCGCATCGTTGACCCGGCCATCGACGAGTTGCTGAAGAAGAACCCGAACGCAGCACCCGACGAGGTGAAGAACCTGCGCGACCGCATGAACGAGAAGGTCGGCCACTTGGTCGATACGAAGATCAACGACATCATGTCGGACCCGCAGTCTCGCATCGACCACTTCGAGCAGAAGTTCGAGGTAGTCGCGGGCGACCTGCTGAAGGAGAACTTCGACGGTCAGGTGATCGACGCGAACCTGTTGCAGCAGTTCAAGGAGCAACTGGCAGACATCCGAACCGACCGCTCGCGTACAGAAATGGACCTGACGCGCAAGGTGAATGGTATCTCGCTGCTCGACTTCATGGACCACAACGGCGAGCGCATGGTTACGCAAGGCGCACACCGCTTCGCAGGTCTGAACGCGCTGGCTCGCAAGGGCTTCATCGCAGAGAGCGACGCGACGGCTGCACTCGAAGCTGCACGCAAGGACGGCGCGAGCCGCGAGGCGTTGCAAGCACTCGACTTCGGCTTCCGTTCGTTCGGCCTCGGCCAGTTGCGCAACCACGAGCGCGCTGCATTCTCGACCATGCGCAATTTCACGTACGCGGCGACGATGGGCAAGCTCGGGCTGTCCGTGCTGGCTGACGCATCCAACGTGATCGCGGCGAGCGGCGTGGGCGGCTTCATGCGCGCTATCGGCGGCTCGTTCTCGAAGAACACGGAGTTCCTGAAGCAGATGGCGATTGATGCACCGTCGCTGTTGGGGCAGGACTACCGGCTGCATGGCCTGACGCCGGATGTCTCGGCTACGGGCCGCATGATGATCGGCGAAGGCTCGAACCTGAACCGCATGTCGCAGCGGGCCACGCAGCTTGTCTCGTGGCTCAACGGGTCGAACACCATCGGCACGATGCTGCACCGTGGCTTCCTGCCTGTGTTCGCAGAGGACTTGCTGCGCACCGTCAACACGATGAAGGTCGAGCGGGACGCGAAGGGCAACACTCGGATCGTCTCGGAGGGCGGCATGTCCGCACAGCGGCTCGCTGACCTCGGTATCGACCGTGAAACGATGGGCCGCATCAAGTCGCAGCTTGACCAGTTCGACGCAGGCCGTGAACGCGGCGGGCGGATCAATTGGGACAAGTGGGAAGACCAAGTGGCCGCTGACAAGCTGATCGAGGCGATGCACCGTGGCACGTACCAGACGTTCCAGCGCGCTCTCGTGGGCGAGGCCCCGATGTGGCTGTCGGAGTCGAACGCGGGTTCGCTGTTCGGTCAGTTCCGCCGCTACGGCATCGTGTCCACCGAGAAGCAGCTTGCGCGCAACATCGCCATCGGTGACATCAACACCGTCAACGCCTTCGTGCTCGGCACCGCGTGGGCCGGGATGCTGTACTACGCCCGCCTGCAACTCAACTCGGCTGGCAAGACCAACGAGCAGAAGCAGAAGTACATCGAGGACAACACCAAGGGATTCAAGCTCGCTGCGGGCGTGTTCACGCTGATGAACATGAGCGGCGTGCTGCCTGACGCCCTGAACCTCGGTGAACTGGCCTTCGGCGGCAGCGCGTACAACCAAGTCGGCTCGCCCGTCGCGGCAATGGGCTACCTCGGCAACGTGGGCACGGCCCTGCACTCCGCAGGCTCGCTGGCGACCGGCCAAAGCGCGAACCACGGGCAGGACACGAAGAACATCCTGCGCATCGCGCCGCTGGCGAACTCCATCGTCGGCACGTACGTCGCCAACTCCATCGCAGCCAAGTAAATCCGTGGGAGGCCCGTAGTTCGGGCTTCCCCGATTTCGGTTGCCTTATCGACACAATATAGGAGCAGAAATGGCTGCAACCGAACTCATTCCGTGGATCAATTCGGCGGGTGAGGGCGGGGTCCGCAACTCCATGCAAGAGTACCCCGGCACCGGCAAGAATGGTCCCTTCGAGTTCAACTTCGCAGGCGGCTACATCGACCCGGCGCACGTCAAGGCTTATCGGTACGATCCGGTCACGGCCCTGACGTTCCCGCAAACGCTCACCTTTATCGGCCCCAACCAAGTCCGCACGTCGGACGTGATCCCCGTGGGCCAGTTCGTCGTGGTGTACCGCGACACTCCCAAGGACGCACCGCTCGTCGATTACAGCGAAGGCGCTGTGATGGATGAAGCGAACCTCGACAAGAGCAACGACCAAGCCGTGTTCATCGCGGCGGAAATGCTCGACCGATTCGACGCGATCAACTCGACCAGCGCGGAGGCAATCCAGCGCTCGGTGCTCGCATACAACACTGCGAACGACGCACTCGACCTATCGCATCAAGCGCTGGACGCATCGGCCAACGCCGTGTCCACTGCGAACGCCGCGAACTCGAAGGCGAACGCCGCAACCTCGACGGCCAACGACGCGCACGACATCGCAGTAGGCATCGACGGCAAGGCGCAGTCCGCGCTCGACGCCTCGGGCAATGCGGTATCGACCGCGAACGCAGCGAAGTCCACGGCTGAAGGTATCGACGCCAAGGCCACGAAGGCGATGAGCGACGCAGCCGCGTCCGTGACGAAGGCGAACTCTGCCGACGCTAACGCGACGACCGCGCTGAACACGGCCAACAGCGTGAGCGGCAAGGCCGACAACGCTGTCTCCACAGCCAATGCGGCGTCTTCGACGGCGGGCGCAGCACAGACTCGTGCCAACGGTAGTTTGCCGAAAAACGGCACCGAGGCGATGGGCGGTAACATCAAGTTCGCATCGGTGACGGTCGGTGGGGCGGGTGCAGTGCATGTGAATGCCGACCTCGGTGGGTCGTTCGCGTCATGGAACGCCGAGCGGCAGTACGCCGTCCAGCTAGACGCTCCGAATCCCGGTAGCGCGTACGGCGGCATCCGCTGGACTCAGTGGAACTCCCGGCACTTGGCCGCGATTGACGCCTACGCTGGCGGCAACAACGGCACGCTTCCGGTCATCAACTTTCACATGGGCACGCAGGCGAGCGCGTGGTCCTTCAACCAGTACGACATTACTCGCGGTGCCGGTGGCACGGTGTGGGGAACGTGGAACATCAACCCGGCACCGAAGCGCAACAGCTACGGCAACATGGGCTACGTGTTGAGCGATAACAGTAGCACCATCACGATCAATTGGGGCGGCGCGTTTAACTGCTACGTTGATGGCTATTTTCAAGGCAATATGTGGCACACGGGCAACCTCGACCCCTGCACGAACGCTCGCGCTTCCGACCTTTACAACATCAACCAGTCAGCAATTAACGCCCGCGCAAAGGGCAGTCGCTTCACGTTTGACTATGACGGCACTAACGGTCGCACCAACATCATCGTTGATGCGACGCTCGTTTCGTACGTGCAGAACAACGTGTCCGACCGCAGGCTCAAGGAGAACATCCAAGCAGCCGACCGTGATGTGTTGGCCCTGATCGACCGCGTGAAGTTCTACTCGTTCGACTGGCGGTCCAACGGGACGCACGAGGAGCACGGGGTCATCGCGCAGCAAGTGCAATCCGTGGACCCGCGTTGGGTACACACGCCGTCCGCTGGCGAAGACCCATTGAAGACGCCACTTGGCATCAACACGTTTGCGCTCACACTCGACCTGCTCCGTGCAGTGCAGCAGTTGAGCGCAGAGGTTAAAGCACTCAAAGCTGCGGCCTCATAACTTAGGAGAACGTATGGAACCCGGCGACGCAGTTGAACTCGCTAAAACAGGTGGGAACAGCGTCGCTGGATTCACCATCGGTCACATGACCGGCAATGACCTCGTTGTCATTGGCACGTTGATCTACCTCGCCTGCCAGCTAATCGTCCTCGCACCGAAGGTGTGGGACACGATCCGACGCTGGCTTTCAAAGGACAAGAACGATGGCTAAAGCATCCGAAGCGAAGCTCTCGGAACTGCATGGCGTCGTAGCCGATGAACTGAAGCGACGCATCGAAGAAGGGGAGGCGTCAGCCGCCGACATCGGCGCGGCCATCAAGTTCCTGAAGGACAACCACATCACGGCGAGCATCGAGGACAACGCAGGTCTGTCTGACCTCAAGAAGAAGCTCGACGAGAAGATGGCGAAGCGCGGCGGCAAGGTCGTGCCTCTCACTCCTCGTGCCGTGCCGACCGAGACCGACATCAACGACGTGCTCGATAGCATCGAAAGGAGCGCGATGTAATGGCCCAACGCGAGAGTGCTGAACAGGCCCTCTTGCGATGGGAAATGCTGGAGCTAGTGCAAGCTGCGTATCCCACGTTCGAGCCTTTCCTCGAAGACGTGATGACGGAACTCGGCTTCTCGACTACCGAAATCCAGAAGGACATCGCGGAGTTCCTTGAACACGGCCCGCACTACCTGATGATTCAGGCGCAGCGCGGCCAAGCAAAGACGACAATCACCGCTGCATTCGCAGTGTGGTGTCTTATCCATGATCCCCGGCTTCGTGTCCTGATCCTGTCCGCAGGCGGCACGCAGGCCAACGAAATCTCCACGCTCATTGTCCGAATCATTCAGACGATGGACGTGCTCGAATGTCTCCGTCCTGATCGCAACGCGGGCGACCGCACCTCGGTCGAAGCGTTCGACGTTCACCACTCGCTGAAGGGGTTGGATAAGTCACCAAGCGTGGCCTGCGTCGGTATCACCGGCAACTTGCAGGGCAAGCGCGCTGACTTGCTGATCGCCGACGACATCGAGTCGCAGAAGAACGCACTGACCGAACACCAGCGTCAGGTGCTGCTGAACCTTACACGAGACTTCCCGTCGATCTGCTCGACCGGACGAATCATCTACCTCGGCACACCACAGTCGATCAACTCGATCTACAACACGCTGCCCGGTCGCGGCTACACCGTCCGCATCTGGACGGGGCGCTTCCCGACACAAGCGCAACGCGAGAACTACGGCGACATGCTCGCCCCGATGCTGCTGCGCAAGCTGGCGGCGAACCCCGAACTCGGCGAGCCGAAGTGGGGGCCGCTCGGCGACCAAGGCGCACCGACCGACACGGAACTGCCCGCAGGCACCGAGGAGTACCTGTGCAAGAAGGAGATTGACCAAGGCCCGAGCTACTTCCAGTTGCAGCACATGCTCAACACGAAGCTGGCCGACGCCGACCGCTATCCGCTGCGCCTCGTCAAGATTCAGTCCGTCCGCATCATGGGCGAACTGTTCCCGATGGGCGTGCAACCGGGCCTCCTCGCGCAAGACACGGTGTCGTACGAAATCAACGGCACGAGCTACACCCTCGGCGTGCCCTCGTCGCTCACCGACGACCGCGTTCGACTGCAAGGCATCGTCATGCACGTTGACCCTGCGGGCGGCGGTAAGAACGGCGACGAGACCGGCTACGCAGTCGTGGGCTTCCTCAACGGGAACATTTGGGTGCTCGACGTTGGCGGCGTACCCGGTGGCTACTCGGTCGAGGGCTTCAAGAAGCTCGCAGGCATCGCACGCGACTGGAAGGTCAACCGCATCATCGTCGAGAAGAACTTCGGCTTCGGCGCGTACCTGAATACGTGGCTACCGATCCTTCGCGGCGAGTACGTCGCGGTCAACAACGGCGACGGCCCCAACGGCTGCGCCCTCGAAGAAGTCTTTGAGACCGGCCAGAAAGAGCTTCGGATCATCGACACGCTGGAGCCGGTCATTGCACGCGGCGCGCTGATCTTCAACGACGAGATTGCTCGGCGAGAGAACGCCTCCCTCGCTGGCTATTCGCTTGAGAAGCGCAACACGTACTCCCTGTTCCATCAGATCGCATTCATCACCCGCGACAAGCAGTCGTTGCAGCACGACGACCGCCTCGACGCGCTGGCTGGTGCTGTCCGCTATTGGGTCAACTTGCTCGGCGTGGACCAGCAGAAGGCCATCGAAGCGCAGCGCGCAGCCGAGTTCGAGCAGTGGCGTAAGAACCCGCTCGGACGCCCCGTAACCTCCGCACCTCGCGGTGGCTCCCTTATGAACCGATACAAGAGGTAAAGAATGAACTTCGTGAATCTGCCTGACCTGCGCCGCGTCGTGCGTGGCTTCGACCTCCGTGTGGACGCCGCTCGCGCAATCTCGCACGTCGAACTGGCTGCGGCCCACGGCTCGACCAACACCGACGCCGCGACGGACCTCCGCACCTTCTTCATCGCGTGCGCGAACCACGCCGACAAGGTGCTCGGCGGCAGCGGCACCCGCGTCAAGCTCGACACGGGGGCTTAATGGCACGGCCCGCTCTCACAGCGCGGGTCGTTGCAATAGCTCTCGGTGCAGCACTCGCTCTCGGCGTCAAGTTCGAGGGCGAGGTGCTGACAGCCTACCGCGACCCTGTGGGCATCCCGACAATCTGCCGGGGCCACACCGCAGGCGTCCAGATGGGCGACAAGGCCACTCCTGACGAATGTGACGCACTCGCGCACATGGACACTATGGACGCGCTTCGTGACGTTGACCGCCTCGTGAAGGTGGAACTCAACGGCAACGAACTCGGCGCGTACACCGACTTTGTTTACAACGTCGGCGCAACCAAGTTCGCATCCTCGACGATGCTCCGCAAGCTGAACGCTGGCGACCACGCTGGCGCGTGCGAGGAACTGAAGCGATGGGTGTACGCGGGAGGCAAGGTGCTCAACGGACTCGTCAAGCGACGGGACGCCGAGTACCGGCTGTGTACGACACCGGAGAAGGCATGACCCTCCTGACCAAAATCCTCGCCGCCGCCGTCACGGTGCTCGCGCTCCTCGCGCTGGCCCTTGGCAGCTACGGCTGGTTCGAGCACTCGCGCAACGCGGACCTCGAACTGAAGCTATCCGACGAGCAGGCCAAGACCGCCGCGCTCGCTCAATCACTGGCCGCATCCCAAGCCGCCTTCGACGCCTACCTGACGGCCTCGAAGAAGACGCAGGAGCGCGCCTCGACCAACCAGAAGAAGGTGAACGATGCTCTCGCCGGGAACCCTGACTGGACTCGCAGTCCTGTCCCTGATGACGTGTTTGACAGCCTGTACGGCAACCGCCCCGGCACCGCACCGCGACCTGCCAGCGGCGTCCCTGCTCGCTGACTGTCCCGAGCCGGAAGCACCCACAAGCCGAACCCTCGGCGGGCTGGTACAGTCCGTCCACGACTATCAGACAGCGCTCGACCGCTGCAACGACGACAAGGCCGCGCTGCGGGCATGGGCGGGCCTGCCATGAAGTATGTGTACGCTGACTTGTGTGTGGACGAGAACGGCGAGTACGTTGCCGTGCCGGTGGAGGAGCTACCGGAGAATGTCTTCGCCACGGTCCCCGTCGCCGATCATGTGCTGGCGGTGTGGACATGGGAGGACGTGCCACGCGCATAGCCCTACGGCTTGCGAGGATGGTCTACAGCGGGACAGAAGACGGCAGGGGACACACACCCACACGCCGCGTTCTCCAGCCCGTTGTAGGGCCTCTAATTCAATCGCGCCGCCAGCTTCTCGGCTGACTGGACGTGGACGTACCGTTCGAGTGACGCCATCGACCTGTGCCCCGTGATCGACTTCACCTCGGCAATGGTCAGTCCCTTTTCGAACAGCCGCGACGTGGCCTCGTGCCGCAGGTCGTGGAAGGTCAGGTTCTCGATAGCCGCCCGATCCACGGTGCGGATGTACGCCCGCTTGACGGCCTCTGTGGTCAACTCAGGGAAAACCCGACCCATATCCTTCACGCCGATGTCCTCGAACACTTGGCAAGCAACCTGCGACAGCGGGATCACCCGGTTGTTGCCGTTCTTAGTGCTGAAGTCCTTAGACACCACGAGTTGAATCCGACGCTTCTTGATGTCTACGAACTCCCACTTCAAATTGACAAGCTCGGCCTGACGCATCGCCGTCTCCAAGGCCAGAATGATGATCTGCCTCATGTACCCGCCACGCGTCTGCTTGGCCGACATGAGCAACCGTTCCTCCTCGCCGGGGCGCAGCCTGCGCTCGCGGTGCGGTGCTTCCTTGGGCCGCTCGATAGCATGGACCGGGTTCTCGGCCAGTTCGATGCCCCATTCCTTCCGGGCCTTCTCGATCACATGGCCGAGCAGGTTCAACTCGCGGTTCACCGTGGACCCCGAGACCTCCTTGAGCCGGTCGTCGCGGTACTTCGCCACAACCTGCTTCGTGAGGTTGAGCGGGGAGAACTCCGCGAGCGGGGATTCGATGAACGCGTCCAGCCGGTAAGCCTCGGACTCGTAGCCGTTCTTCTTGATCGACACGGAGTCGCGGTAGGTCTCGAACAGTTCCTTCATCGTCGTGGCCGCAGCCAGCTTGGTCGAACGGAACTGTCCCTTGGACATCGCTTCCTCGACGGAACGCGCCCAAGCCTCTGCTTCTTTCTTCGTGGGGAATGTACGGGATTGGGCCGGGAATCCAGCCTTCCGAATTTTGGCCTGAAACGTAGGCCGTCCTGCGTGATCGTCACGCACTGTGATGGTCGCCATAGCTCACTCCGCTGTCCCGCAACTGTCCCGCTGCGGTGTTGGTGGTGGGCGATAGTGGGATCGAACCACTGACTTCCACCGTGTGAAGGTGGCACTCTACCGCTGAGTTAATCGCCCTGTGAGCCTTGACTGTACTGCAACTGCGAGGTTGTGTCAACCTTTTCCTGCGGGACACTTCGGACTTCCTGCACTCGACCAGCTATGGCGTAGCGGTTGGCCGTGTGAAGGCAGTGCTCTACCGCTGAGCGTCGCACGGCCCTTACTGCGTAAGGCTCCGCGCTCCTGAACCACCCGAAGATGGCTGTGCAATGTCCCTCGAACTGTCCCGTAGCTGTCCCGTATCTGCGGGACAGTTGGCAACCTCCCAACGCCACTACGCGGGCCTGCTACGATACGGCGCGGCAACCACGCTCACAACAACCGGGAGAATAAACATGGTGGCGTCAGCAGTCACAGCAGCATCAAGCGCCATAGCTACGGCGGGTACTGGATTCATGCCCGCGCTCTACGCAGGTATAGGCGCGATAATCGGAGGGCTGCTAACGGGCGTGGCCAGCTTTGCGGCAACCCTCGTTCAGCAGCGCGCACAGGATCGCCGGGACTTGGTTCGTATGGCAGTCGATTTGGGTACAGCCGAATACGAGCAAGACATTGCCCTCGCCCGAGACAGGGCGGGCCTTGGTCGATCTGATGTAGCCCCACTTGCAAGCTACGTCATTATCGCAAAGCGCACACTCGACATTCTGAGCAAGAAGGGCGATGTAACGCCTGAGGACGTTCGCAGGATGCAAACCGAAAAGTTGCTGGCCGCATTCCCCGGTTATCCCGGCGAGACGGAAGGCCGCGACGGCGAACATTGATCCGCAGCACGGACCCAATTTTGCTCTGCTAATCCGTGAGGTGTGCGCCCGCACGCGGCCCTCCGGTTTCCCCCGTATGGCCCTCCGAAGTTGCTCGTCTCGAATCGGGAGGGTGCCGGGTGGCTGGCGGGACACGGCGCGGGGCGTCGCTGCCTGACATAGGCAGGGGACATAGGGCTAGGCGGGCTAGGCGTGGCGGGGCTATCCGGGTAAGAGAGGCGGGGCTTTTCCCTGTGCGGGACAGTAGCGGGACACTGGCGGGGCTGGCGGGGCTAGATGGGCGGATGTATCGGCGATACCCTAGAAACGGCGTGGCGGGGCTATACGCGAGCCACAGGGCCATTGTCGCCTATTCCCTTGTCACGGGCTATCTTCTGGCAACGTGCTACGAATCGAAAGCGCGTGTGCGGGCTA